ATCTACTGGTACTTTATCGTTATCGGATAGTCTAACAAAAAGGTCCATACAATCTTCAGAACATATAGTAGTGTAAAATTCTGTTTCATCTCTAGAGATACGAATTGATCCGTCTGTTGGTACTGTACCACAAAAGGCACAAGGTCCTTCAACAATATCAAGATACTCAACTTTTAGCATCTATCTCCTTGAAATTTGTTTTTATCTATGGTATAATTATAGCATGAAACTTGTCACATTGAAAGCTGAAAAAGATGTTCAGCTATTTCCCATAGGGGACGTACAATATGGGCCACCTGCATGTGATATCAATGGATTCCAGCGTTGGGTAGACTATGCGATGTCGCATAAAAATCCAATGTTTATAGGTACTGGGGATTATATTGATTTAGGTAGCCCATCAAACAGGAACAGTATCATTGCTGATATAAAGAAAGGAAATCTATATGACACTATCCAAGAAGCTTTGGATACAAAGTCAAGAGAATTCTTAGAAGTTATAAAAGATATACTGAAACCGACAAGAGGTAAATGGTTAGGGCTTGTAGAAGGACACCACTATTGGGAGTACGCAGATGGTACGACAACAGATAAGGAACTTGCAGATTATCTAGGATGTGAATTCCTAGGCACTTCAGGTATCGTTACCATGAAACTACCCAAAAAACAACAGTGTTCTATATGGCTACACCACGGTAAAGGTGGTGGCTCTGCGATAGGTGGACCACTCACACAATTAGAAAAGATGCTACACTCTTTTGATGCAGATATATATTTAATCGGGCATCACCACAAAAAAGTAGCAACCAAAGTACAAAAGTTATATGCCAATAATCAAAAGCTATCTCATAAAGATGTGATACTTGCGTGTACTGGCAGCTGGCTAAAGGGTTATATGCAGGACTCTGATACATATGTAGAAAAAGGTATGATGACCCCCGCCGCACTAGGCGGAATAAAGATAGATATCAAGGCGGAGAATTCGTCTATGGATATGGAAATAGTACTGTAGGAGGTACAAATGTTTAAGGAATCGAATCTGAAAGATTTGGGGGAACGCTGTGCGATGACATTTATCCAAGCATTTTTGGGTATTGTCGCAGCCGGACCTATGGTAGGTATGGATGTTGAACCTATGAAAGCAGGGGCAGCAGCTGGTGTTGCAGCCGTACTGTCAGTCGTAAAGACATACGTAGCACAACATTCTGGTGACAAGTCAGGAAGTATACTCTCGTAACATGAGTGAGATAAACATTTCATCGGATGAAATGATTCTTGCATATGGAGAAGTATGCCTGAAACTTCGTTTAACAGAACACAAACTCGACGTTGCAAACGAAGAGATTAAACGATTGCAAGGGCAACTTGATTTTTATGATGATAAACTATGGAAAGAGTCTGTTACTCCATTGGAGAAAGACTAATCGAGCCTTACCATATTAAGTCGTCTATGAGTTCTCGGAACTTTACTAAGTGCGAAGTAGTGTTTGGTATTTCATCACGGGAACGAGCTAAATAAGCAGGATGATATAGGGGCATTATATACGTAGGATGTGTGGAGTCCCACCAAGCCTTACGTATGTGCCCCTGTATTTTTCCTATTCCACCTTTGTTTGGAAACTCTATAAACTTGTTGGTAGAAAACCTACCAAAAGTAATAACACCCTTTGGTTTTATAAGTTGTAATTGTTGGTCTAACCATGGTGCACATGATTCTATCTCATGCTGTTTTGGATCAGGGTTTCCGTCACCTACCCAACACTTAACCATATTAGTTATATATGTGTCGGCTCGTGAGTACCCTGCGTCTTGTAATATTTTTGTGAGGAGTTGCCCAGAGTAACCAATGAAAGGTTTACCTGTGCGATTCTCTTGATCTCCCGGAGCTTCTCCTATCACAACAATGTCAGCGTTTACTGGACCTTCCCCTGCTACACCAAATGTTCTATTGTTATGTAGACCACACTGGCGACAGGCTCTAATCCTATTCTCTATATCAGATAATTGGGTGGATGGGTCCTTTACGTTCATACAACGCCTTTCTATTCATTCGTGATATCCATGCTCCGAAGTGCATGTCTCTTGGTTTACCTGCCAAGAGCTTCTGGTATTCTTTTAAATTAATTTCAAACATTAGATACGTGGATCCCCTCCCTATATTGCACAAGCATCACCATCACAGTACAGGTCAGCTTGTTTATCGCCATCACCAATAACCGATAGTGCTAGTGGTTGTAGGTTTTGTTTCTTAGCGTTGTATACCTCTTCGGTAATGCCTTCGTAAGGAGCTTGTTGGTATGTACCAGAAGGACTAAGAGGCAGGAACGCTATATCCTTTACCTTATCCTTACTCCAGTTAATCATATCGGCCAGTTGTTCTGGTCCGTATTCTTCTTTATCAAACTTAACAGTAGCACTTACAGCATTGTCTGCCCAGAATCTAGCTACGTCAGCTATCAACTCTAGGTGTTCCATAGGCTCTACGTCTGATTCAGAACGCACACCTACCCCTGCATCTACAGGGAACTCAACTACTACAGAGTTATCAGGGTCAATAGCTGCAGGTTCTACGTGGTATCCTGCTGATTGTAATCTATCTACAAGTGGGCTGTTGTCAGCTAATGTGACACGTCTAATATGAAAGCGCCCTTCTACATTGTAGTGTATACCGGGAGTTACACCGGCTACTAGGGACACTGTTCCACTAGGCTTTACTGAAGTCCTACGGATGCTAGCGGGTACATTAAACCACTGTGAGTATATCCTGTCATAGTCACCACTCCAGTGATAGCCATGGTCCATCCAGTCTTTAAGTACTTCTCTACCATGTTCCCCTACGAATTGTGTGATACCTGTAAGTGACAGGCCAATACGTCGATTCTCTCCCATGATTTCTCTAGAGGTTTCATCTTCTATATTGTTAGAGGCGAGGGTAACAGTCTTACCATATAGGTAGGCAAACTTAATAACTCTTCTGAACTCTTCCTTACTCTTAATATGAGGTAAGTAGATTTCAACAAGCGTACACATTTCTTTGTGTCCTAAAGGCTGCTCACCACAAGGGTTAAAGCCTAGCGCATGTTCGTCTGTTGTATCTATTATACCATTCATTCGTCCATAGTTGTGTACATTATCTAACCAAGCAAATCCCGGCTCACCATTGTGCCATGTACGCTCAGCTAATCTGCTAACGTCTGACTCAGGTGTTATGAACACACTATTGTTAGATGCCCAACCATAATCAACACGCTCAGGGTACTTGTTGTAATCCTTGAGGTCGATAAAGGTCTCATCATCTTCTTGACCAAAGGCTATCTCAGCTGAACGTCGGACATTACCTGCTATAACACAGCGTCCAATCATGTTTGCTATGTCAACAATCTCTCTAGTACCTAGTGTTTTACCTACACAGTTATCAAGCACTGCTCGAATAGAATGATGTAGCTGCCTAAGAGGGTCAGGGCCACTAGCAATCCCACCAAATCCATTGATAGGTTCCCCTTTAGCACGTATCTTGCCATAGTCAAATTCGATTGTAGCCATACGTGAGGGTGTAAGATATGAATTAATTAGTAACTCAACTGACTTAACCCACCCTTCTCTAGTGTCAGGAATCTCTATAATAGCCATAGGTCTAGTTGGTTTGTGTACGTTTACACTATCTCTACCATCTGTATCAAAGCCAACGCCTACTCCTAGCATACTCATATGCATTATCCAAGAGAAGAATGAACCTTTCTCTCTCCTAAGATACCTAGAAGAAATAAACGCACAGTTCTGTAGGCACTCAGATACACCTCTGTTCATTACAAAGTCAGTACCCATCATCCATAAACCACGACCCGGTGGTGACCACTTCATCCTGAACATTAAATCAAATGCTTCTTGTGCTGAACGCTGTGCTTTATCAGAGTTCCATGACTGAGAAGGCATGTGATCTTGTTGTACTTGATACATACCATTGATAACACGCTCACATACATCGTGCCATTTTTCCATACCATTTGTTTTAGGGTTATCAGAACGTGAATACGTCCTAAAAAAGACTACTTCACCTAAACCATTCCACCCAAAATCGGGTTGTAGTTCTTTGTATGTGTCTAGGAATGATTGTTCTAAGGTAAAAGTAGCCATTGCATCCTCCTTGGATGTATAAATTTTGCTAGGGATTCAGTGGAAAATTACTGATATACTAATTATATCATGCAATTGTTTCAGTTATGTTTCGTAGTTATTTCTTAGATGTTGCAAACTTACTTAGTTCGTCTTCATATACCTTTGAGAACTCATTAATGTATAAGTTAGATACTTCACTAACAGTTTGTTCAATAATATTAATAGCATCATCTCGTTTATTTAATGGTGTCTCTTCTATAATCCAGTCATGTATATCTGCCATTCGTACATGGAATAACTCATGTATCAATGTCTTGGTGTACCTATCTAAATTTGTTACAAGGTCACGTTTAATTATAATTGTTGCTTCTCTATAGTGTGGTATCCATGTTGTTGTTGCTTCTATTCTCTTATCTTTTTCAGGCTTAACTGGTAACACTATGTTGATTACCCATTGTGGTTCTAGTCCCATCTTATCTAC